CCGTGTGTCTGTATTGCCTACGCTGAATGATACACTGACAACTGAACTTGCTGCAATAAGAGAAGCAACGTCTGTTAGGCCTGAAGTCAATGTAGATATAAGTTCAGTGAGTGGCGTGCTGTCTGCATTCTACCAAGCATATCAACAGAATGAAGCACAGCTAAGCAATATGGAGCAGCTTAGCTCTGAGTTATCAGAATTACGTGAAGCTAACCTTCAAAATAATAGAGAACCTGTAAATTCAGGTGTGAACTTAGGTCTTGAAAAGATTATTCAATTGCAAGAAGCACAATCTAATCGACCTGACCATACACTCGAGATTGAACAAGAACTGACTGCTTTTCACTCCACATATTCTCAGTCAGTGCTGTCACTCGACGACCGTCTAAGTAAAATAAGCACAGAGCTTGCAGACTTCCATGCGTCTTACTTAGTGAAACCTGAAACATACAATCGCGAACCTGACATTCTCGATGAGCTTTCTAGCCTTCATAAATCATATCTTCAGCTCAATCAGATTACTGAAGACGTACCTGAAAATGTTGATGCGGAAGCCCTTGAAGAGATGTATCAGCAACAGTTTATAAAGCCTGATTATTCACTGAACATACTAAATGAACTGTCAGACTTTCATACATCATATCTCCAACATAATCAAGTTACTGAAGACGTATCTGAAAATGTCGATGCGGAAGGCCTTGAGAAGCTATATCAGCAACAGTCTGTAAAATCTGAACATACACTGAAAATACTAAATGAACTGTCAGACTTTCATAAATCATATCTCCAGCTTAGTCAAGTTACAGAAGAGGTACCTGAAAATGTCGATGTGCAGGATCTTGAGAAGATATACCAGCAACAGTTTATAAAGCCTGATTATTCACTGAACATACTAAATGAACTGTCAGACTTTCATAAAAATTACTCTGACAGCATAACTACATTGACTGCTCAAACTAACGATGACGAGAAGGAAGACGCACGTGCTGAGTCTATTGTTACTGCTATTAAAGACGCAAAGCCAGATGTTAGTGGCTTACACGACATTAAAGAAGGTATAGATAGAATTGTTACTCTCTTCTCTACGTATCTTGAGGTGCTGGACAATGCACTTCTCCAGAGTACGGGTCAAGGTCTTCAGATGTCGTATACTGATAGAGAGCAGATTCTGGGAAGGGGGCTCCTTAGATGACATTAGAAATAATACTTAGAAGCAAAGCTAGCACATACTTTAATACAAGCATAACTGTGCTAACTGATGACTTGCTGTTGCAATACATGAAAAACTTTATAAACAGTAACTACCCTAATCTTTCTGCTAACCCGCTGCTGTATGAGCAGCTATGTCAGCTAACCAGCTTAGATAACATAGATTTATATCAGTGGTGGTTTGGTACTCCTATAGGACCTAACTCATGTTCAAGAGACATAGGTGACCTAAGGGCTCTGCTATCAGCTGGTAAAGGAGATGAGTGGAGTAATGACCTTGAAGAAGCAGTTCGTGACTTTCAGATAGCGAGTTTAAATATACCAGTTACTGGATATGCGTGCAACGAAACGATAAGGAGGCTTAGACTGTGATACCTACAACATTCATTACTATTGAAGACACTTGGACAATCAATCAGTTCAGAAGTTTGTATCCTGAAGCGGATCGCATACTCACAGCTAACGGTTTGCCTTCATCTAAAGCACCGTTTGGCACTATAGGAGAGCAACTAAGAACCGTAAGCAATGGACTTGATGATCCTGATGTCTTGTCAGGGTGGTCAGTCACACAAGAAGAGCAGATTAAATCAGTAGCTGATAATATCACAGATCTGCTGTTTGCAAAAGAAATTGCTAGCATGAGCATTGAAGAATTTTCTGACTTTGTTAAGTATGATAAACACCCTAACTTTCTTACAGTACCTGCTGAAGTATGTGATAGGTCCAGAGTCTATGACCGAGGTTACTATTATCAAGATGTACTTAATTGCGGAGACATTGATGAAGTACGCACGTTGCTTGAAAATATATCACCAGATGATGCTTATACAAGTGGCACTCCTTCAGACAGAAAAACTCCTGACATGGGAACTTCTTCATGGTTCTGGGAGAATCCAGGTGAGGTACTGTTCGTAGTACACTATGCAGACGGTGATATGAGTCTACCAATACCTGCTTGGCCTGAAGATGTTAGAGACAACAATGCAGTCAGCTGGAGTCAGGAGATGACCACCTTCCAGCATTACGAGCCTTGGAATACTTACAAGGGTTCAGGGCCGAGAACGGTAACCTGCACTTTCAAACTGCATCGTGCTATGTGGGACGGCAATCAAGACTCAGGTGATTGTGAACGCCTAGTTGCTTTGATGGAGAGTACGTGCTACCCAGACTACTCTATTCAATCAGCAGAGCCTCCGAGATGCACTTTAAGAGTTGGAGAGTCTGTACAAATACACGGAATAACAACAGCATTTGATAAGACATACAGCGGACCTATTGGACCTGACACTAAGTATGACTGCGTAACTATCAATATAACTATTACTGAAGAGTCACAGAATGTGCTTAGTACTCAAGCTGTAGGTAAAAGTCTGATGTCAGGGTGGAGGTAATATATGATACAGTATCTTAATCCAAGGCACTATAGTAAAGTGTCAAGATATGCAAAGCTACGTTTGATACAAGGAGCAGAAGAGAAACCTTATCACGAGGTGACGAACAGCACTCCGAGCGTAGACTCAGTTGACTGTGAATTATTTCATGTAACTGGTTTGTATGTAAATCGTATTGATTTAATCGCACAGCGATTTTACGGTGATCCTTCACTGTGGTGGTACATAGCTAAACAGAACCGCCTAGCAGATCCTGAACTTATTCCGACAGGTACTGTCTTACAGATACCTAAATACAACACACTATTGACAGAAGGTCGTGTTCTTGAGCCTATGTCATATATCTATCTTAACCTGGGAGTTGATGGCTGATGAGTAAACAACCTTATATGCAATTCATTCTCAATGGTGTTGCGATGAGAAGCGTAGGTTATAAAACTCCGTCACCTTTAGTAGCTATACAATTAGTAGACGCTGAGAATGGAAGTCAGACTAACTTTACAGTGACTTTTCACATACCTGGCAGCCAGGAGAAGCAAGCACACATCACCAGCTTTGAAACTATGCTATATGAGTTTGCACAGATGCGAGGTGATGCAGTAACTCCCTGCTACATAGAGATAGGTTGGTGTGAAGACGGTCAAGTAACTGAAAGCCTAAAAGTGCAAGGGCTATTCATACAATTCAAAGCTACTGTTCATACAGGCTACATGGAATATGTATGCCAAGGCACCGGTAACTTCACCAACTTTGGTAATGTTCAGGGACTTGCGATTCCTGCTATTAGGGGTAATTACAAACCGTCAGAAGTGCTAGAAGCAGTACTTAATTATATACAAGCTAATGATGTGTTCGATTATGACATTGATCATGATGACGAAGTCGTTCCTATCAACATGAGCGCTCAAGTTACGAGTTTAGGAGACTTAGTGTTTGGTTCAGGTTCACGGACCGGCCTGCTTCAGCAAGCGTACTGCGCAGGCTCTAAAAGTTCTGCTTATCGCTTACCTGGCAAGATGACAATTGATGATTACAAGCGTGCTGGTTATTCAAATTCACAGATAAGACATCTGCTAGGCCCTCCTCTGACTCAAACACAACGTTCAGCGTCAGCATACTCGTTCAGTATCGTAGAGCCTACATTCTACAACCGAGGTACAATACGCTATAAGAACAACGTCAACTTAGCAAACTATGTTAGTGAACGCACACTAATCTGGGGCGGTCTTCATACCAACATAATCTCCATAACTGCTACATACAATGGACTAACTCAGCAGATTCTCGGTAGCGGTCATACTATACAGACAGGTATAGGACTCACTCTTGACGGTGAGGTAGGAGTTAACACAGCAAACAGACAGAACGACTACTCTGCCACAGTACCTTCAATGTACAATGCAGGTAACGTGCTAAACAACCTAAATGCAATTTCAACTCAGTTTAACACAGACATAAGAGTTACAATCGTAGGGTCTCCTTTAGTCTTTCAAGCAGCTGAGTCTGTAAGATTGGTAGTGTACACAGGAGGAACCTTAAATCAAGTTACGGGCATATACAGAGTACTTAAAGTGACACATCAAGTAACAGGTACAAGCTATACAACAGAACTGACACTGAAGAGACTTGACTTAGTGTCTGCTAATAATACTGCACTTTCAATGTCTGGCTATACCAATCCAGTTAAGACTGATGGAAAAGTAATTGCTGCAATAGCTAATACTAAGCTGAATCTAGGTCCGTCTTGTCAGAATATAACTAACTTAATGAGGAGAGGAACTACATGAAAAGGTACGTTGCAATTGTTGAAGAAATCTATTGGGAGAAGTCAGAATGCCGAGTTAGGATACCTAGCAAAGACGGCTTAGCTGCTCTTGCAACTACTGACATAGGATTCGCTGTTTTAAATCAACTTATGACAAAGACAGACCAGCTACAGACAGCAAAAATACCATTTCACTTGCGAGGATTGAGGGTGAATGATATTATATTAGTATTAGATTCAGAAGACGCAAACGATGATTATACAGTTGTCGGGTTCTTTGGAAGCACATATGAGGAGTGATCATGATGTTTACTAATTCATTTTCATTCCCTGACTTGTTCAATGCTACAACAGGTAAATGCCAAGTTAAAGCGGATTATGAAAGCATCGTGAATCGTGTAGGTTTACTACTTAAAGCTCATAAAGGTGAAGAGTTTATGTTCCCGGAATTTGGGACAAACTTTCCTGACACCTTGCTACAATATCACACGCCTTCTACAATCAAGCAAGCCAAGGAAGAAATTATTAAGACTATAACTGAATATGAACCATTCGTAGACGCTAGCATGATTTTAATTGAAGACTTATCAGAAGGTAACACTTTAAAATTGGGTGTTACCTTAGTTCTTGATAAGGACTTTCGTGAACTTGCTGGTACAATTGATTGGTCGTTTAATCAGGAAGGAGGTAGTGTATGAATTACACGTCAAGAGACGTACAGTCGAATATTGAAAATCTGATAGAGGACGCAAAAGCAGTAACTACCTTATGGCAGCCTGGATCAGAATCAGATCCAGGCATAGTTCTTTTAAAGGCATTAGCTGCTGAAGTGGATCTGCTGTCCTTTAATCTAGACACACAGGTTGACGAAATGTACATGCAGAGTGCTACTCAGATAAAGAGTATCAGACGACTGGGAGTAGCTAATGGGTATGTACCTAGATGGTACAGAGCTCCGAGAGTGAAAGTGAAACTAACGAACACATCAGAAGACACAGCCATTCAATTTGATTTTTCACTACCTAGAGCAGTAAATAATATCTGCTTCGCTACCACAAATGCTTTAGGTGACTTAACTTCAATCCCTTACTTTATTATACCAAACGGACCTATCGGTCAATCTGACAAACCTACCGTGTATCCAAAAGGAAGCACAAATGTATTAGGGCCTACTGACTATATTTATCGCTACGCTGCGCAGGGTATCTTAAAGTCTGTTATAATTAATCCACTTATGATGAACTCAGGACACAAGGCGGTAAACTCATTGTCATACAGACTGCCTGCACAGAACGTAGATAGTGAATTAATCTGGGTTGAAGAGATTACAGGTACTTTGGATAACGCAGGTGATACTATTTGGGAATACGAATCCGGAAGCAGCTTTATAGACAGCACAGTTGAAACTCCAAAGTACCAGATTGCAGTCGATGACTACAACAACCTTGTAGTTGTATTTAACCGTGCTATCAACAACACTATGCAGAAGAAGAACCTCATAAAGGTCTATTATCTAGAAACCTACGGCACAGTAGGTGAAATTGCGCACAACGTTCTCCAGGTTCAGGGCTTAGACTCTGAAGTTAAGAAGGTGCTTTCAGTTACTCACCCTGGTAATACTGTGGACATGCCTGACGGTAGTGCTTTAACAGGTAGAGCACCTATGACAGCAAGTGAAGCGGCAGCTGATGCTAAGAATTGGGTTAATACAAATGACAGCATCATAACCTTGAAGAACTTCACAGCTTGGATTAACAGACAAGAAGGAATAAGCGTCGGCGTAGCTGTTGACTGTCAAAAAGCACTTGAATTGAACTGGGCTGTGAGATTTGACGCTGACATGGATCCAGCACTGAAGCCGCTTAAATACATTGTACCGGGTGATCTTACAAAGGGTGATGATTTTCCTGCTAATCTCGACAGAAGCGGTAGTCTAATTGATCCGATTGAGGATTCTGAGCTTGACTTCCCTCATGAATTTCTAACATACAAGCTCATGTATTATGCTGTATTTAATAATTTTATGACTACATGGAACAACGGTGAAGGTACAATTGTATGCAGTGAATGGGACGAAGAAGAGCCTACAGTAGACAAGCCATACAGACGATACCGTCCGTCAAGGGACATCAGACGTATGCTACAGAAGGAGTATCGTCCTACTCAGAACCTTACCTGCTCAATAGACTTCGGCTATGTTAGAGTGTTTGAATGGTCAGTTAATGGAGTTATCTGGACAAAATCACCTATCGACAAGAGCGATGAAGAAAGTATAGTAAATACAGTTATGAATGCACTCAGACTACGCTTCAACGCTAAGAACATGAAACTCGGCGAACTGCCTAAGATGATGGACGTGGTAGACACTGTTCAAAACGCTGACAGCAGAATTCGTTACTTTGACGCTGGTCTACTCAACCTCCCGATGATCGAATGGAGTAGTGTTCGTGACTACACACACCGCACACCAAATTCATCTATCAAATGTAACCCTGACTACTTTAACTACATAAGTATCGCCCGCTTCATTGACGGAGACACTGAGCACATCAGCAATGCAAACCGTATATCTAAAATCTCAGTTGCTAGAGAATGTATAAAGAGCGAGGTGAGGTAAATGAAGTCAGAGCACATGATCCCTACGATTTACAGACGTAGCTTTGATATCAGAACAATGTGCCGTTATTTTGATTTAGAGTTAGACTTACTTCAGTACTACACTAATCATATTCTTGACTGCTACTCTCCTGAGCATTGTCCAGTGAACCTGTTAGCAGAACTTGCAGAGCATATAGGCTTTGATTACAATGAGCTCAAGTCCGTCATGTATAATCGTGTTGTTCTTAAGAACTTTATACAACACTTAATCAGGTATAGAGGCAGTCAGACAGGAATATCTAATGCAGCAGCTATTGACCTAAGGTACAGACAAACCTACCAGCCAAAGAAGCTTAATCCAGAAACGGGTGAATGGGAAGACGACGCTGACGCTGGTAAGCAGATTCCCATGGAATACAATGAAGCTATTCCAGTTGAACGTACTTGGATTGACGTCGATAATGTATTAGGAATTATATACCTGTTTATAATATCTGACTCATTCCTACCTGAAATGCCCGCTGACGCTACTGAAGAAGACAAAGCTAAAATACGAGAAGAACGCATGAGAAGGCTGCTTGATTTAGCATATCTTCAAGAATACGTTCGTCCGGTAGGCATGTACCTCTTACCCTTAGTTGCTAAGAAGGTTGATGCTAAAACAGACCTTTCAGTGAAAGCAATTCGTATTCCAAAAGACGAGAGAAGGAGCAATAACGGTGTGCTTGGTACTCCTAATGCTTCAATGGAGCACGCATACGACAGAATGCATTTTGCTAAACTTGAAAATCCAAACGACGATGTCAACACGGAGCCTTGGTTAAGAACACTATATCATTCGCAGGTAGCAGGTAACCTAAACAATCAGTACTTTAATAAGCCTGTCTATCATATTACAGGCAAATTTCTTTACTATGATCATCAAGAACTTATGGATGTCTTCAGCAACAATACAAGCGTCGTCGGCGGCATGAAAGTAGGAGACTCATTGTTCAACCCTAACAAAGTCTACGGTCCTGACTCCGCAAACGATCCGAAAAGTCTTGAAGAAGATAGACTGGGGTACACAACAACAGAACCACTTCAGTACAATGACACCAGCGGCTGGAATACAAAAACCAGGTATGTTCAAGCCACGAACGGTGACGAACCTGTCGTTGGGGGTGATTTTCCACCGTATCTTCACACTCTCAGCGAGGGCAAGAATTTCATGATAAATCTATACGAAGACGACGAGGTTAAGGACTTCAGCATTGAAGGCAAGCAGAATGTCAATAAGAACACACCTTATGATCAACCAAATGACAATACCATGGACGGCTCTAATGCAGCACTTACCTTTGAGAAGAATGAAGACAATACATTAATTCCATAACATGAAGAAATCATGTAAAATAAGCTTATACTAATGAAAGGAGGAATAGAAGTGTTAATTGACAACGAAACTCCGCTTGACTTAAACGTTACAGTTACAGTATTCAACAGCAAGCGAGAACAAGTCCAGAAAGTTAAAATGAAAAATACAGCTACTAAGCGAATGACTGAAGGCATTGCGTTGTTCTTAGCAGGTGATGGAGCTGTTACAGACGGGAGATGGCGACCTAACTTCATTAGCTTCGCTACTACAGGCATTGACAAGCAACCTGAAGAAGGCGAGCTGCTAGCTACTGTAAACGACAGATCGAAGTTCGAAGACAAAACACCTCCTAAAGGTGAACGAACTCGCCCTTGGTTCTTCTCAAAGCAGCTAGGTGAGCGTAACGATAGAATCTGGAACCCTAAGTACGGGTGGGGAACTAAAGAACATCCTGAAATTCCTTGTTTTCAAGGGGAACTCGTAACTGATATGGGACAATATGTCGCAGAAGACGGAAGCTATGACGATGAACTGAATGATCCGGAATTCTGGGCTGCTAATCATTATCAACTTCTCAATAGACAGCCTATCTTACGTGCAGAAGTTACAGTTGACGACGCCTCAAAACGTGACCTTGCGCAAGACGAGTATACGTCAGACTGTATCTTATATGGATATACGTCAGTTAAATGGGCAAATCACTTACTCACACCTCGTGAAGGCACTCCCGCTGTATCAAGAATCGCTATCTCGGAAGTCGGCCTGTATGAAAGAAACACCAACACACCTAATGGAAGAGACACCTTGATGGCAGGATTCAGAGTACCTACTGTAGAGGACATTATATATGTAGAGCAAGACTACGTCATCTTAGTTGAGTGGCGAATTACTATCAGAGCGATACTAGAGAGTACCTGACGTAGCAGCAACAAGTACAAGTAAGACCGACCACACCTGGCAGAAAATCACACTGACAGACTGACAACAGCCAGCGGGATACAACAAATTTCTTGACAACACTTGCTACTATTTGAATAACTACTCACACAGAGTAGGTGTATATCTAATAGGGAGGAAGATTAAATGTCAGATAGTGTAATCGGTGTGCTTCTGTCCGGTCAACTTCTGCTTGTTGCGTGGGAGATTATAAAGGGAGTTATAGCACACAAAGAAAAACTCAAAGAGTGCAAGATTAAAGAAGATGATGTACATAAAATGGTATTTCGTCTTTACAAAGACAATCTGAAGCAGCGCATCGTTGATCTCTTTGACAAGGTAAACAGTACAAATGACGACGTCAGAGCAGATCTTATGGACTTGCATGAGGATGTCGTCATTTATTTTAATAACGGAGGTAATGGCACAGTTAAGAAGCTCTACAACGACCTTGCTGACTTAGTAAAGGAAAAACGAGGAGCTACTGAATACTCAATTATGCTACTTGACGAATCATAATCAAAGGAGGAAATCGCTATGGAAACTATCGCAAACGAGATTCTAACGTTGATCATCAAAGCAATAATCAGTGTGCTACTTGCATTGATAGGGAAAGCAGTGCGTGACATAAGTAAGTACCTAGCAAGTAAAACGGAGGACACAGCGTTGAAAAGTTCAATAGCTGAACTGGACGCTGCTGTACAAGACGGCATTGATTTTGTTGAGCAGACAGTTGTTAAGCAGAGCAAAGCAAACGACAATTGGAATGAAAAAACACAAAGTCACGCGAAGTCTGAGTGTGTTCGCTACATACTCCAAGCACTTTCGCAATCAACAATTGACACCTTAACTGACAACTGTGACGACATCACAGAGTTTATCTTAGATAAGATAGAGTCAGGTCTGGGCAGACTACATAGGGAATGATAGCATAAGGCACGGTGTGTTCACTGTGCCTTATTGTTTTAATAGGGGGTAATGATAATGAGTAATTTTAATTGCTGTAAAAGGTGTACCACGAGATGCAAAGCATGTCATGATTCATGTCTGAAGTACAAGGTGTACAAAGAGCATATCAAGAGATGCAACGCACGACGAAGAGAGGCAGTAATAGACGTAGGAGTGAGGATATATTTATTTGAAAAAGCAGCTACAGCATACAGGCGTTAATCTATACATATAAATAAACCTAGGTAAAATTTACGGTACCTAGGTTTATTTTTGTGCATACGTCCGCTGCGTTGTGCATGCGTCTGTATATACTTCTGTGCTAACTATTAATTACGATAACGCAAAACTTCGACATCAAGCTAACATATTTGTTATAATAACTACAGTAACCAACAAGAAACACCAAACATAGGAGGTATAATATGGACTTATACACAGTAAACAGAAAGATTAAAGAATGTATCGACAGTGAAACCGGAGAAGTAAATGAAGAAGTATTTAACGAGCTCCAGTGCTTGTATAGCACACGTGACGGACTTATTGAAGACTTTCTTGTCCAGATCAAGAACATGCGTGCAATTGCTAATCAGATAAAGGTTGAAGAGGATATCCTCAAGGCAAGAAGAAAAGCACTCGAGGATAAAGTTAATAACGCTTCTGAGTTCATTCAGCAGTATCTGGACGGAGAGAAGTTTATTACAAGTAAGGTAGAAGTATCTTACAGAAAGAGCTCACGTGTAGAACTCGACGCTGAGGAATTCGTAGCTTGGGCGAGAGACAATAACCGTGACGACCTTCTCAACTACAAAGACCCAGAACCAGCAAAGACAGCAATCAAGGACTACATTAAGGCACATCCGGAAGAGAAGATCCCTGCGTCTATTGCACAGCATGTGACAATGACTATTCACTGAGAGGAGTACTTACATGGAAGAGAAGAAATTATATGTATATATTATGCTTTCAAGAAAGAAAGACAATCAGAATGTTACAGGATTTCATGAAAGGGCTAAGACCATGGTAATGTACCAGGACGATGAAGAAGACGTCTACAGAGAGTTCCGAGACTTTGCTAACAAGGGTAAGTTAGGTGAAGTAACTCGCCTGTATCGCACAGTCAATGCAAGAGACGAGGAACAGTGTAGAAATCAGCTCATCATGAGGCTGCTCAATCACGCACCGCTCCCAGACATGCGTGCTACTCTTGCTTCAGTTTGCCAGCAGGTAGAATGTAAGGCAGAGAATAAGTGGTTGGTAGACTTTGATAGCAAGAACGAAAGCGTACTTGAAGACGTCATTGACTATATATCTAAGTTTACACCTTGCAAGAAACATCCTACACCTAACGGTTACGCAATAATAACAGATCGCGGGTTTGACACAAGAGAGTTCTTTGAAATGTTCGCAAGTATAAGCTACATAGAGATAAAGAAAGACGCACTCCTGTACCTGGATCAGATTCAGTGTGTTTGGCAGAACGACGAGGAGGTAAGAAGATGAGAAACAGAACGATATATGACCTGCTCATAGCTATAGAAGGAGATCCGCTTCCTGATTATGGCAGGGAAGACACAGAACTCACGATAGACAACTGGGAAGAGCTGATAAGGCAGATGATAACAAGACTGAAGATAACAGCTCGCTTGTCAACAGGCTCAGAAGAAATGAACGCTTCTGCAGAAGCTGCTAAGAAGTCTCTCATTAGTATCAAAGAGATGTTAGATACGGTTGTATCTGAGCATGAAAACAGCGGGTGGTGATAGATATGGACATGGAATGGCTTGCTAAAGCAATTGAAGCTGTAAAGAGTGGTATAGCTGACAAACTTACAAAAGGTGACGTTACAATTTATAGCTGCGGCAATATCATAAGGATTGACATAAAGAAGTGAGGAACATTAATATGTATAGTTCTAATGCATATGTTTATAAATTTGGTATAACACTTACGAGCTTGACTAAGAAGCTGTATGAAGAGAGACCTGAGATGTATAACGCAGTGGTGTTTGACGAGAGGGTAGAGCAGCTGAACAAAGGCTTCATTCTCCACAGAATGAACAAACCTACAACCCACGGTACCAAGCTGACATTCAAAGCAGCAGAGAAAGAAGACGAGATAACTGCAGAGGTAGCAAAGCTTGAAGAAGAAAGAGTACAGGTTGAAAGCGACCTGAAAGCTGCAGCAGAGAAGGAGAAAGTAAATGGCGAGATACATTGACGCAGATATGATAAATTTTCAAGATGAAGTAACCAAAGCTGACATTGACAAGATACCTACAGCAGACGTTGCTCCTGTTATAAGAGGTACCTGGATTGACATCTACAAGCGTGACAAGTGCTTTCTAACATCACACCCTTGGGAGTGCAGTAACTGTTCTCAAAGACAGAAAAATCTCACTGACTATTGCCCAGACTGCGGAGCAGAGATGGAGGGAACAGCATGAGTAAGAAAACAGTCGTATTTGACTTTGACGGTGTTATACACAGTTATAAAAGCGGGTGGCAAGGTGCAGAGAACATACCTGACCCTCCCGTCGCTGGCATCAGAGAAACGATAGCATCACTCAGATCAAACGGATATGAAGTTGCTGTTGTGTCCACGAGATGTGCAACCTCTGACGGCATGGAAGCAGTAAAACGATATCTAATCCAAAATGAAATTTTCGTTGACAAAGTGTGTAAGGAGAAACCTCCTGCTATTGTCTATGTTGATGATCGTGCAATATGCTTCAGAGGAAACGTTAATAACCTGATTAACGATATAAATAATTTTAAAAGTTGGATTGAAGAACAAGCTGAACATTCAGAAGGAGGTGCTTGAGTGACTAAGAAGTGTGCTGTCTGTGGGAAAGACTTTCAACCTTACAAGAACAGCAAACAGGTGACCTGCAGCAGAGAGTGTGCAAACAAGAGAAAGAGGCAGTATCAGCTAGAGTATGTTCGTGGCAAACGAACCGCAGTCTTCTGCAAATTCTGTGGTAAAGAAGTTGAACAGCGTGAAGTCATGCAAGGCGGAGCATTGCTAATGCACGAAGAATGTGTAATAGCTGACTGCTTAGCTACCTTAAAAGCAGGTCAGGTACTTTCAAACACGCAGTATAAGAGAGCTTATGTAAGAGGCTACGACATGAGGTCACTTAGGGAGATGGCGGGTGAAGAAGACACTGAGTATATACGCAAGAAAGCAAAAGAGAAAAGTAAAGAGAGAAAGAGAGCTAAGGAGGGAAAAGCTATTCATGACTGCTTCCTATGTGGAGAGCCAGTAGTTGATTACCCTGGTTATCGCATATGTAAAGAGTGTACTGAAGAGCAACTCTATAACGCTTACTATAATAAGAGCAGAGTGAACCAGCACACGTACTACAGAATAAAAGTTTATAACATTGACAGCAAAGCGATTATGAAGCAAGCAAGACAAGACAGGAAAGCAGCAGAAGCTCGCAAAAGGAGAAATAAATAATGGAGACAGTCACATTAGTTTACTTCAATAGTGAGAAAAGAGTTGCAACTCGAGTAGCTGCTATCAGTGATGGTCAAGTCACCATTGAAGCAGTACTAAAGAATTGCAGAAAACCGTGGACAACCTGCTTGGCATACAAAGCTGACAAAATCGTAGCACAGTTCTGTGCTACCGACACATTAAAAATAGGAGAAGATAAATGATGGAAACAATTAAAAAAGGACTTACATTCAGTGCAGCACTCGACGCACTGAAAGCAGGTGACTGCATATCAAGAAGCGGCTGGAACGGTAAAGGTATGTGGCTTATGCTTACAACACCTGAAATCAAGAGTGATTATCCGACACAGCCTTGTATCTGTATGAAGACAGCTGACAACAAACTCCAGCCTGGTTGGCTCGCTTCACAAGCTGACATGCTCGCTAACGACTGGTGCATATTAAGAGAAGAAGGTGACAGCACAAAATACAGCTACGACGTTTACCTTACCTACCAGGTGACCTTTTCAGGAGTAGCTGACGGAGTGCTAGGTGACCGCTGGAGCAAAGCAAGAGGAGAAGGCATGGAGAAATATCTTAAGAGCTTGATAATGGACCAGATAACTGACTACATCAGCAGCTTAGATGTGGACGTGAAAGAGGTGTAAGTATGGAGAAGAAAACAATAACCAAAGACTCATTAAGAAAGTTTGTCAGGAAGCTGGACAATAGCTATGAAGACGTCATCTGGATAAAGGACGTACTGAAAGAAGGTAAAGCAGAGTACGCAGTACAGCAAGAGCCTATCGACAAGATCATCGAGCACCTGATACACACTCGTGACGTCTTGGCTCAGACAATGCTTCTAATTGAAGGATGCATAACTGTAGGCCTAGAAGCGCAGAAAGCAGAGCATGACGCTGAATATGAGAGACTCGTGAGCGAAGGGATAATAGAGAGAGTTGAAGAGGAGGAAGACGACCTTGACGAATGAGCAGAAGATGAAACTTCTTGTGGCTCTTGATAGCATGTCAGATCTTGATAGAATTCTAGACGAGACAGATGGACTACAGAGTGTGGCGAAGGCGATAGAGGAAGAGATAGGTGAAGTTGAAGAACCTGTCATCGACTATCAGGTTTCCAGACTGACTGGATTGAGCTTTCAGCTTCACGACATCGCTGTGGCACTCAGCTGTCAGATGAAGACGTTAAGAAGCGAATTAGAGAAGTAGTGAGTAAGCAGTATGCGACAGTTCAGAAGTAGCTGTCGCTTATTGCTGTGATTGGAGGATAATATGAAGATATTGAAAGAGTGGTGTGGTAGACTGCTGTGTGCTTTAGGTCTCCACGACTATGACAGCAGACTAACTATACTTAGAAGTCGACATGACGTGTACTGCTTAAGACATGAGTGTAAGCGTTGCGGCAAAACAGGCTGGTTAGATTAAGGAGGTATCTATGACAGTTCAAATCGAAGATGTAAGAAAGCAAGCAAGCTATGTTATCGACATGCACCCTGGTGTGGTGGTAGAGGTGAGTAAAGAGTACTACATGGTGACAGACAGGCGCCTTGACGACCGCATCGTAATGGTTAAATTAGGAACAGGCGTGCAGGTAACTGCGTTTAAAAGCACGACGGGGATAGAGGTAGGCAGAACATTGTGTATTAGAGTATTGCCAAAGGCTGTAGCACTTAGCACAGTACAAGCAGGACAGGTAGTAAGCTATGACGGCTCTGTGTACTTGTCTTGCTCTACTCTAGGCTCAGATAACTCCCGCCGACTCCTTAACCTCCTGAACGGCAAGCTAATAGCTGTTAATACAGACACATACGTTACCGAAACGACAGCTACGATGAAGATTAGCTTACACGATTTAAGAAGAGTAAATGACATAGTAACTATGTAGCTGACATTGCACCTGAATACTGCGGTCATTTCAACCGCACAAAAAGCGGTCTCTCCGGATTAGGATTTCTCCTGTCCGCTGTGGACCGCTTTCTGCGAGTATTTATGTAGGTTATAGGATTTGCTGTTTTACCAGCAAAGGTCAGCGTGATTAATTGAATTCTTCATTTGAATTCTTCAATTCTGTTAAAACTAATTCTTCAGTTTTGTTAAATTATTTGTTAATTTGTAAACCTCTGAATTACTATATTTTACTATCTTATACTAATTCTGTATCTCTAATTCGGAATTCCATAGTCTGCGACTTACATATATAATATTATATATACAACTCGCTGCGCTCATTTAAAGAACTTAACAGTCATCACCTTTTTCATTCTGAAAAAGTTTTATGACATGTTGTACGGGCGCGGGGACAAAAAACTTCGTTTTTTGTTCACCCTACGCCCACGCACTGTTAAACACAAAAGAGTGCAACGTCAGCTACTGCGTTCGGGTCAACTGTAAGTAGTAAGTTAAAGCATTATCTATCATTATAAGCAGTAATGTCAATTTAGGTTATCGTTATTGCTATCAACATCAGATATCACTATCAGATATCAACATCAACTATCGTTATCAACATCATCTATCACCGTGTGCGTTAGTTGTAAGCTGTAATACAAGTATATAGCATTGTTTAAGATCAAGTCGAAGATCATAGAGTGTTGTTTAAGGTTATTTTAAATGCGTACGATATTTGCGTTAGCAAACAGCAAATACAGTAGCATGAGTGTTTTAAATGTACTTGCGTATGCGCACGGTCCGAAGCCGAGGTTGTAAGCATGGTTGTTTTAAAAAGTGAGCGACTGCGAGCCTACGCTAATACGAGACGCCGCGCCCGTGTGGGCTGAGCGGAAAAGATGGGTGTACGCATAGGCAAATCGAAGATCGTAAATGTGCGGGCTTGCAGATGGGCGCTGCGTGCGTCTTTTGACAATAGTTCAGATGCTGGTTGTGCAACTTGACCCAAACTCTTAGTCTGAGATGACTGAACGCAGACGCAGACGCAGTACGTCAAAAGTACGGATTCAAATCGAAGTTTTAAAGCCTTGCGACCAACCGAATTAGGCGGTTTAGACACGCAAGGCTTTAGCGTGCGCATTGGCTTGTATTGAAAGGAATGTATCAGTTTGATTGGTTTAAGGGTAAGTCTTGAGGAGTACCGAATGACGGTATCCGTCGTTTTGCGGAAGCTGATTCAGAATGTGATAACAGAAGCGATTGCGACTGATAGCAGAGGCGATTGCGACTGATAGCAGAAGCTAATTCAGAAGCGATGCGACTGGTAACGACGCTGACGCAGGCGCAGACGGCGTAGTTCGGTAGGTGAAGGCGACATGCGATATGGTATGATGCGGTGTGAGATGTTAGCGGAAGCGACATGCGATGTAACTGAAGGCGACAAGAGATGTTGCCCAGTGCGACATGCGATGGTAACTGAGAGGTCGCTGACGCAGGCGCATTGTACTATAGATCGTCATCTCACGCGTGAGTTTGCATGAACCTCTCTCAATCGTCACCGTCATCTGACCGTCAGGTCTCGTTGACTGGTCTGAAAGAGAGGTATTTCGCACAACAAATTTCAAGACTTGAGAGCTTTGCGTCTTAATCATCGAGTCATCTCTTGCGCAGCGGTACTTCACGGCTGAATCGTTTGTCCTGAAGTGTTCAAAGAGGACGGATTCGACTGAGAGCCGCTATGAAAGAAGATGAACTATACGAATTATTCAGCATGACTGCGAAGATCACCCTGTAAAACCGAACTTGAATGCGATTGAATTCGACTTTGGATTGTTTATTTAACTCGGGTTATGATGTGGTGCTCTGGCTTCATCTATCGAAGACTTCAGTGACCTACCTCGGACTATCGAAGTGACCTGTTCATATCGTCAGCTTCGACAAGTGTACAAACAACAGTCGTGAAGCGTTCAAAGTGGACTGTCGAAGGTTTGTACACGCTACAGTATTATTATATAACTGTACTTTAAAAATGTCGAATAAAGCAAGCTAAGTTTCCAGCGTAAACTTCTATCAGTAATACTATATAATAGTATAGTAGACGATTGTATATGTACAGTACTGAGTTTGGTTCGATATAAACGTCAACCTTTCCTGCAATTTATCAAGTTGCTAATCAATAGAACTTCGACAATGCTTGTGTGTAGATGTTATAATACATACATACTAAACAACACCACACAGACACAGTAAACGTGTTCTAATGTACATATTATAACACACCTTGTAAGCAATTACAAGTAGTTTTCGTAAGCGTAAGTAAATTTTTTTTAATTCAGTGTTCTATAGGAGGAACGAATTATGGGTATAGTAAAGACATGTGTAGTATGCGGTAACGAATTTGAAGCAACATCAGCAAGAAGCATTACATGCGGACCTGACTGTGCTAAGGTACGTAAAGCTCAGCGTCAGGCATTTCTCAGAAAGGGTTCTAAGCCAACCGAAGCTGAGGTTGAGGTGAAACCCGTAAATTCCGAAATTGAGGTTGAAGCAGTCGAGGTCACTGTCGAGCCTGAAGTCGTAGTTGAACCTGCAGTTGAACCCTTAAATTCCGAAATTGAGACTGAAGAGGTCATCGAACAGCCTGCGGAACCTGACCCGGTTTCAGAAAGCGAACTCGTAGATTCCGAAATTGAGTCACCTGAGCCTGAGGCTACACCAGTAATTTCCGAAGTTGAGCCTAAGGTCAAGGAGAAGAAGGTCAAGAAGGAAGTACCGGCAGATATGAAGTGGGTTCTTACAGTCAAGGACAAGACTACTAAGTCGTTCAAGAACATCGTCTTCTTCACCAACGACGTAAAGGTACCGCACGCCTTCATAGACAATATGAGAAAGGACAAGATACTGAGCTTCGTCAGCCTTACCGATACTGACCGTATTGACCGCTACCTTGACCACAACGAAGTTACCAAGCTCTTCTCCGGTAACCTGAAGGCAATCGCTGACAGAAAGGTCCCAGCGGATCCGAAAGCAATGTTCAAGGAAGTACGTGATGTAATTAACTCTGCCGCTGAGGGTGTTGACGTACTCATAATCGACCTTGGGGTGTCTGAAGTCGTAGCCAACGCAACAGCCTGAACCTAACCTACAGCCTGCGACTGAGAGAGTCGTAGGCTGTTTTAAAACTATAGAAATTCGAAGTCTCGACACGTAGTCTGTTATAATATACATGTAAGTTAAACAAGTACACGGACAGTAGGAGGTACTGTATGAAAGTATATGTATTAATCGATGCGTCAGGTGAGGACATCGACGACTTCATCGTAGGCGTGTACGGTGACAAGAAATCAGCTAAGAAAGCAATCAGGGATCACATGTATAACCACTATAATATGTTTGACGAAGAAGAACTTCTTGAGGTTGTTGAAGCAATCATGCACAACGATTATGAGAACATCTTCTGCGAAGAACGTGAAGTTCAGTCTATCTAAGGAGGATCAATATGAGTGAGATCAAGATCGAGTATATACCTGAGGTTACCCTTGAGGGTATTCAAGAGTTCAAGAAGAATGCGCCTGCGAGCTTCATCGAAGCGGTCATAAAGAACGCCATGCCGAGCTCAATGCTCCAGCGACTGTTCAACGGTGAAGTCACTGACGAAGAGCTCAGGTTGCTTGCCAATCGTAGTCAGTGCTTCAGGTACTATGTACGCAGGGCTCAGGTTAATCAGCCGCTGTGGGAGAAATTCTTCGAAGTATATAATCAGCTAACTCCGGCGGAACAGACCGACGTATCAGAGTCTTTAATAGCCAGAGTGAACCGGCCTGACCTGAAGAGTGCGTTCTTCGGTGCTAATCCTGATCTGAAGAATACCTACCTCACCTGGGTTAGACACCTCCTTGCTCGAGCCAAATAACCACCTTTATGCACCGTCGCAGCTACTACTAAGCAGAGTAATTATACATGCTAATAAACTGCGCCTCTGCATGCGGATTTACCTGTTCTAAACCTACCAAAATACGTGGTTTGCAATGCCTAAGATACCGGAAATTCTTAGGCATTTGCTACGCACAAGGCTGTAGGTTATTTAAAATCTTCGAATCCTCGACAGTATTTCCTGTATAATATACTTGTAAACAAAACACAGTAACCACATAGGAGGTAGGTTATGAAATACTACTTAGGATATTTCAATAAGTCACTTGACAAGTTCTGCGTACTCTGCGAAACACACAGTCACGGAATCGCAGTTCACATGAAGAACATGTACAAAGAAGCATACGAAAAGGTTGCTCCTGAAGCACCTTATGAAGTGAAGAGTGAATCCGAATTACCTAAAGACTATGTCTGGGTTGAGAGTAACTAAGGAGGAAATGAGTATGAGCAATATCAAGTTCAATGTAAATGACGGAAACATAATCAACCTGGCTGACTTCATCGCTAATTCGCTTCTCAGCTGTAACGAGAAGCTAACCGGAGGTAAGTTTATTCAGCACATGACTGAGAAGTTCAGCGATGAAGCTGAAAGTACCATTACATTCACACCTGTCGTATGCGAAGTCGACGGCTGTGTTCCTACAATGTACAGCCTGCTTATTCAAGGTGAACCTTGCGACAAGAAACTTCTCTGCGAAGTTCTCAAGTACTTCGACGACCAGGCGATTCCAGCGGCAGGTATCATGTCTGAATACCACGACTTTCCGGTAGAGGGTATGGACTACAAGCAGGACGCTTATCTCGTCTTCTTCGGTCAGAGTAAGCAGATTCAGGAGACACTTGACAACATAGATGAGGAAGTGAAGTACCTAATAAACAATCAGATCATGAACTCTTACATCTTAAACAACTTCTAAGCTAATCTTCGGTTCCTTCCGTCTCCGTATGTTATAATATACTTGTAAACAATAAACCACAACCTAACAGGAGGTATATATGTTTAAAGGATATAAGACATCAGGTCTAACAGATGATGATTTAAGACAGTGCCAGAAGAGGTTGCGTGAGCGACTGAAGGATCTCGATGCTACCAAGCAGTTCTACGTCGACTTTATTCTTGATTTCAGAGAATCATTTCCAAGCTGTAACTACCTTGTGACCAAGCCAATCGTTGAGATGGTAGCAGTAATCACATGCGCAGCTCTTGCGACGACTGAGGAGGACAGACCTTCCTTTGAAGAGCAGTTGAAGTCGCTGGACTTACCTCACCTGGTTAAGATTGCAAGCATCATCAGAGTCTACCTTGAAATATGTAACGACGTCTACGAAGGAGGTACTCCGTAAGTCTGCAGAAATCAAGTCGAAGATGTGCGTATGCGTACCGTATGCGCATCTTCGAATGCTATTCTTAAGATGTGTTATACTATAATTACAGTAAACAACACCAAACAAACAGGCCAACAGGAGGTACTGCTTATGACAAACACAGATCAGAGAATAGACCCCAAGACATTAAACGGCAATGAGAAGATTGCTTGGAAGAATATCAAGCACACAGCTAACTTTATAATCGGAGGACTTGAGAACGGCCTTGAAGACGAGGAAGAAGGCAGTGAAGAATATGTCAGCTACCAGTCAGCACTTAATGATCATGACGGGCTCGTTAACCAGACAGTCTGGGAAGCTACACACGGTGAATTCGGTCCTGGATATGCTCATGACAGAGTTATCAAGGAAATGAGATTTGCCGGTAATGAATTTATCCGCAAGGCGGCACATCAGATTATAGCAGACATGGGCTATTAAGTCCTGTCTGTCTATATAAACTACAACTCCTTTTACTATCATGACGACGAAAGGCTCAAGCGTTTATCCCCAATTCGCAAGAGCCTTTCGTTGTAGATATTCAATTCGTTATAAATATATATATAGATCAGTTTATCTGTTCAATGCGAGGCCGCGCTGTCTGCTTGATGCGAGGTCGAGTTCAGCATGAGCTGAGCGCGACGAATTCGGCGATAGCTGTTGAGGTGAGGTAGGCCCTTGACCTGAATGCGGCTATCTTCAGCTTAGCGTCGGGATCAGACACGGTTCAGCATGACCTGCAGGTGACCTCAGGTCTTCACCGTCAGCGAGGTCCTCAGCTTGAGGTCACCTCCGACCTCGACGTCGTCACCGACGAGAGCCTCCGGCCTACCTACCCTCGGTACACCATCATAGTAACACAAAACTCGCCTATCGTTCGAAGTTTTAAAACTTCGACAGCTGTCGGTGAGATGCTGTATAATATATCTGTAAACAAAACACGACATACTCAGCAGGAGGAGTAGCTTATGAAGTTTCAAGATTGGCTCACCTTAATAGGCGGTGCTATAGCAGGCTGTGCGATTACAGGTATTACCTATTGCCTTTTATGCTTTGCTCTGCTAATTAAGTAAATAACGGTAAATAGGTAGGCTAATACCCTACCTATTTTGGTGGTTTGCAAGGTACAGAATAATCTTCGGCATGCATGTAGCTGTTGCATTGGAGTAGCTGTATAATTACTCTGCTGTATTTAACTGCAACACCTGCACGCGGTGTTTTAAAACTTCGTCTTTCTATGTAGTTAGCTGTTATAATATACTTGTAAGTTAAACAAGTACATGAGGGAGGTCACGCTCATGAGCAAGAATGTATTCGTGAACGGTCATCTGTATTTTGCGAGTGAGGCAGGCAGAATGTATATAGACGGAGTGTATATGGGTCGCATTGACGATAAGGCTCGCAGAGACCTCATCAACGAGCGTTATCTCAAAGATGCTAAGAAAGCCAAGCAGGGCGGGGTCGTAGTTGAAAGCATGAGCCTGACAAAGCTCCAGGAGATAAGACAGAGATACATGAATCGTATTGACAGGTATGTAGCTTATGCTGAGCTTGATTGGGGAAGCATTCGAGAAAGCAATGGTCACTACGAAGCTTGCGTGGAGTTCCTGAACAAGGTTATCGTCAGCAAGGGCGGGAAGGCTGACTGGGTAGCGTATCAAGCATAACTTCGTATTCTCGTCCTGCTTTGTTGTATAATATACTTGTAAACAAAACACAGTAACCCAAGCAGGAGGTTGAGCTTATGACAGATAAATTTTATCAGGAAATCGACAAGGTTCTGAAGGAATACGAAACCTGCAAGTCATATCACGCAAAGGACATCTTCTGGGCATGTAATCGCATAGACTGGTGCTGGAGGTTTAAGAAGATAACTGAAGAGCAGATGGAAGAACTGGCTGATAGGGCAGTAGCAATCATGGAAGGCTAAGAACTTCGTCTTCTCGTCCTAGTATCGTGTATAATATACTTGTAAACAAAAAAAACACCGCATATCTTAACAGGAGGTTTATGCTTATGTACAACGAACACGTAAGGACTAAATCTGACGCACTTAGCGTAGCAAGAATCGCTGTTGCAAATAAGTCATCAATCATGTGCTTAGTCAAGGGCAGTGGGAAGCAAGCCGGTAGCCGTTTCATCTCCAAGCTTTCAATTCAATCCGAACCTGACGACCTCGCAATCACAGGTGAGTGCTCGTCTGACAACCTTACTGTACCGGCAACCTTTGCGTGTATTGACGACCTTGCTGAATGGGTTTGGAGCAACCGAAAGGCTATCAACGCTTACACCAAAGACTACAGCGGCAACCTTCGCACGTAGTCAAGAATCTTCGTCTTCCTTTGCTCCTTTGTAGTATAATATACTTGTAAACAAAACACAGTAACCTAAATAGGAGGTCATGCTTATGTTCAAGTTTAAATACGGTATTCGCGGTTACAATGCTTTAGGCTATGGAGTAATCTGTACATGTGGAAACTGCGGACAGACCCTTACGGTCAAGAATTGTGGACCCAAAGGTGAGATGGAAGCCTACAGCTACAACTACGTCAGTGAACCCGGTGACGAAGACGAGGGAGTTCGCTGGAGAACGTTCTGTGACGACTGCTGGGCTCAGGTAGAGAACCTCTCAGAACCTGAGATACTTGACCTCTACCCTCCTTCAGATTGGGAAATGGGTGACAGTGATAAGCTGGTTCTTTTAAAGTGATTAGGAGGTAATTACATATGATGATATACTTTAAAGACGGATCACATCGTGAAGTTGATGATAAGCAGTTTGTAAGAATTACAGCGAACTGCATCACCGTTTACGGACTCAACCTGAAAGAGGAGACTCACTACACCTGGGACAAGGTAGACAAGGTTGTATGCTAACTTCGTCTTTTTAACCCAGAACGTGTTATAATATACTTGTAAACAAACAATAGGGTTAATCGTTAGGGAGGTACGCTATATGCAGAAGAGCATTGGATATATTCTCGATACAACCTACAAGTACGAAGACATGGTCACCAATTGGGTTGATGTTGTGTACGATCTCATCGCAAGGCTCAGCGGTGAGTCGCCTATCCCGGAGAACCAGACAGACATTGAAGAACAGCTGAGTAGACTGACTCCAGCGCATGTCGCAGGCATAACTCGAATCGTTGAAGGTTACGAAGCAATAGAGAAAGAGAAAGAAAGACTGAGAGAAGAGACACAGAAGGAGTGGGCTAAGGAAGCAGAAAGCTTCGACAGATTAGCAAGCTGTGTGTTATAATATACTTGTAAACAAAACACAGTAACCACAAGTAGGAGGAGTAGCTTATGAGTAATGAAGTATTAACAAGAGAACAGGTTGAGGTATGGTTCAATCAGGCAACACCTGGAGCAGTTGCTAACCTACTCCGTGAGGTCCTCTGGGATCATCAGTTAGGTGCGTTGTTCAGAGGTCAGGTTGACCTTGAAGAACTTACTGAGATTATTAACGACTACGACGACGGAGCTTTCATAAGCAGAGTACATTATGACATATTAGCAATTACAAGCTGGCTAACTTTCAAGGATCAGTATGATAAAGCAGACGAAGAACTGAAAGAGAAATTACATGAATATGTAATGGACTGTGGCTGTGGCATAGGAACTGACGATCTACGTGAACGTTACTTCGCATCAACCGCTGGTCAGCAGTACAGAGCATTATGTATGGCAACAGGTGAAGAACCTGACAAGGCTCGCTGTATAGCATTAGCAAGAGACACAGGTGAAGAGGACGAAGAATACGGTTTTGGTGACGACGATGAGTAGCGTTTAAGAACTTCGTCTTTCGTGCCTGCGATAGTGTATAATATACTTGTAAGTTAAACAAACCGCACAAATAGGAGGTAGCTTATGACTAAGAACTTGAAGAAACTGTTTGCAGGAATCAACGGTGAGACTTGTAATTACAAGGCAGTTCACGCAGTTGCTGACCGTCTTAAGAAGCTGGATAACGTATTTGGGACAATCACGGTTCTGGTTCACGATCCTGCCGAAGACGGCTTCCGCATTGAAAGGTATAAAGATTTAGCCGAAGCTGAGAGTGCAATGAGCAATTCATGGCTGTCTTTCTGGAATATGCCGTCTGTATTATAAGGAGGTATGTATATGGAACTCTGTTCAGTATTAACTAATCTCAAGCCAAGGAAACGTGTTGAGGAGACAACCTATTCGATAGAGTTTACAGACGTCAACGGATGCGGGTTCTCCTTTGACGCTGACGAGAACGGTAATCCTCTGTTCGGCAGTGAAGCCGCAAAGCAGAACTATGAGTCAGCTCTTGCTACTCCTGAAGATTGGAGAGTGTTCAACAGATTCACAGAGAACAGACACTCTTACATGGAGCCTGCGTCAGGTACATGCAGTTGCGGAGAAACTGTAGAGTTGGTAGACGAGTACATGGGAGCATGTCAGTGCGGTAAGTGTGGTCAGTGGTACAACATGTTTGGTCAGGAGCTCCTGCCTCCGAGTATGTGGGAGGAGTGATATGCTGTTTACAATCTTTGTCAAGGATCCTGACATACAGACGCTAGGCCTTATGCACAGCCACAGCCAAGTGACTGTGCTAGGTTTCTACCAAGACTGGGACAATCATTTCACCTACGAAGCTCTCATTGAAGCAGACGACAAATTTAAAGCAATCCTGGTGACTGCTGTGGGCCTGAAGTTTCCTACCGCGGTATCATACTGGTCTACCAAGAACAGGTATTTTGCAACTCAGCTCACGACTAAGTTCTACACCGAGCTTCCGGAGGTTCCATAATCTTCGTATTCTAAGGTAGGTTTGTTGTATAATATACTTGTAAACAAAACACAAACACAGTTCTTAAGGAGGACAAATATATGAGCGTTGATTGGGGCTATTATGGAAATAGTACATTCAGAAGAATATCCGACGATTACCTCCCTTCTACCGGTGAGGGCAGTAACGCCGCACAGCAGGCAGTCACAGCAGTAACCAAGCTGGTTTATAAATGGTACAACGACGGAGACGTGTACGACAATCAGTACGGACTCGCAGGTTGGTGGAACGATCTTTCAAGCTACGCTAACTGGTTACACAAATATGCTGGTCACATTGAAGCTTCAGGTCGTACAGTCAGTGAACTTCTTGAAAGTATCTACGGAATTCGCAGTAAAGGAAGCTACGAAGATCTCCTGAAGGAGTTAGCTGATCATATACTTGACTTAGACACTTTGGAGGAACTGACTAAGAAGTACGAAGGTACAACGCAGGGCAGTATCTACTCCTGTGAAGGACCTTTTAAGTTCGTCGAAGGCGGAGAAGATGAAGAAGACGAGTATGAGGAGGAAGAGGACGAGTATGAAGATGACGAGGAGTGGTAGTTCTAAACTCCACTCTACTTCTTAATCTTCGTATTCTAAGGTAGGTTCGTTGTATAATATACTTGTAAGTTAAACAAGTAGATACGCAGGAGGTAAGGTATATGAATACATGTGAAGGCTGTAAGTACTACGACGTATGCGGTGATCCTGAAAGAACTGAAGCTTGCGACGGAAAGGAGAATGCGTGATGTGGGAGAACTTTTATCAGCCTATGTCGGTTGACACTTTCTTAAGATGGGGCGGAAAGAACGAGGTTATCGATTCATGCATAGAGAAGTTCAAGGAGATGGGTCACGTTACTGAAGGTCTGCTCTATGCTAAGTCCAAGTACTCTAGGCCTTTAATCAAGAAGGACTGGATTCTCCTGTTCAAGTTCTCAGACGGTACAGCAGGTGCGGCTAATCCTATAAACAAAACCTACACCGTGCTTCCGTATTCTACCGTGTCGGAGTACTTAAACTTCGCAACTACTGCAGACCCGCAGTAGTTGCTGGAGTGTACAGTTATACAGACTATAGACTGCAACGTCTGCAAACGCCAAACCACAATTTCTATATCTTGCAACTAACCTAATTAGGTTATGCGCAGGCACCAAATTTAGACATTTTCTTACATTGTGGTTTGTTTACTTAGGTAATAGGCTCCAGAAATGGGGCCTATTGCTGTGGTTAGCTAACAACTTCGTCTTCTTAGCTACGCAGAGTGTATAATATACTTGTAAACAAAAACAAACCACATTTTGTGTAGGAGGTAATACACTATGAGAAGATTTACAAGAAGCTTAACAGCAGATGAATTTGATGCCATGGTCAGTGCGTGGGAACGTAAACTTGACGCTAAAGTAGAGCAGTTTAGTAAGATAAGCGACCCGGTAATGAAAGCGCATGCGCTGTTTCTTGTGATTAACAAACTTCCAGCTGACGCATGCCACTTGTCGCTCAACTCCTTTGCTCTTGCTCTGTGTAAGGGTGAAGACACAGGTACGCCTGAGGAGTTATACAGATGGGCAGTGGATTGGTTAGAAAGTCCAGTCAGTGCTTATGCCATGCAGCGCAAAGAAGCATACGAGTTAGAGCACTAACTTCGTTTTATGCTTCTGGCAGGTGTTATAATATACTTGTAAACAAAACACAGTAACCAAACAATAAGCCTACACACTTAGGAGGGTTATGCTTATGAATATGTCTTATATCAATAAATACTACAACGAAGTTACAGCTGAGCAGTACAAAGAGGACGTTGAGTTTATGCTTGCTGAGCAGTTTGCTGAAGATGACACTCTCCTGTACCGTACAGCTTCATCTTGTAAGCTGAGCGCACTCTATCCGGAGACCACCACTGGCAAGGATATTGTCAAGTACTATGTAGAGAAGCCGGAAGGACTTGAAGAAGGAGACGAACATCTCCAGTCCTTTATGGTCAGACCCCACCTGGTCGAAGACAAAGACGGCAGAATATACGCACTTGATATTCAGCCTGGCTGGGAAGCAGTCTACACAGACGTTACCGAAGAAGACGACGAGTGTGTTTGGTGGAGGGCGGTGTAACAATGGGCTTTCGTATATATCACAATGGAGTATGCGTATCTTGGCTTAGGAGCATTGACCTGCTAGCTGACTTTATAAAGAAGAACGAAGGAGATGAAGGACCTGAGGTAGGCGAGGTGTGGTCAATACAGTACACAGACGATAAAGGAAACACAGAGTCAGAGGAGGATTTCTTATGAAGCTTCAGGGAGTATTAACTATAAATAATTGGAGTTGCTCAGATCCGGTGAAGTATCCATATATTTCAGTAAGGGTTGTCGACAGCGAGCTCTGGTACTACGGAGCAGACAGTACTTATGAGCATGCTCTTAGAACCATTCAGGGCATAAGCAACGCATTCATTATCTTCTACAACGACATTATCTAATTCCTTATATACTATATATCCTCGGTTAAGACCCTCGGTTTCCCCTCTGAGGGTCTTAACTGTGGTTGTAACTCTTAAATCAAACCTTCGACAAATTATCATTGATTTGTGTATAATATAATTGTAAACAAAACACAAACACAGTAAACAACCACTTGTAGGAGGTATAGTTATGGGAGCTACAACATTATCATACGAAATCCAGATGAGAATAGTTGATTACACAGTTACAGCAGAAGATGCCCTTAGCCACTACCCAGCAGTAGGTGTTAGCAACCTGACCAAAGCAGAAGCAGAGATGAAGGTCAGAGTTCTCAACTCTATGGCAATAGCAGGCGGTTGGGGTGTTGACTTTGAATGTGTAGCTAACTAAGCTACACGTCATATTATGAGGAGGTAAAGCATATGCTTACAAAGTACAGAGTTCATTACAAAGACGGAGAAGGTTACAACCGGAAGCTCTTTGAAACTGATAGTATGCGTCAGCTACTTCAGTACCTCAGCGAGACTTCATTCGCAGACAAGATAGAGAAGATAGAAGTAGCAGAAGACGTGCAGGACAAGGATACAATATAAGCCCATACCGGACAGCATGCAACCCAGCACAGCCTACAGCACGCTGTCCGGAATAACTTTATACGGAAACTACCTAAGCCTATGCAAACGCCGCAAGCTAGGTACAAAGAAATCTTCGAACAGTTAATGTGTATTATAGTATAATATACTTGTAAACAAAACACAAACAAGTACATTAGGAGGTACTGTATATGATGAATGCTAATTCTTATATCTACATTTTAGCTAAACGTGACGGCGAACCTAACTACATGGCATACTCAACATTTGAAGGAGCAGTAGGCGGAGCTTATGACTACCTTAACGAGTACACTAACCTGGATCCTGAAGATATCGAAGATCGCGTGAATGAACTCAACAGCAACGGGTACACAGAGAACGACGACGGTTACGATCTGATGATCGTTGAGGCTCCAATGTTCACTAAGTAGATATCGAAGATCGCAGGCTACGATTCAGTCTGCGATCCTTATTTAACCTTCGACAACTTGCCTGCGTTTGCTGTATAATATACTTGTAAACAAAAAACACATGGGTTATTTGATGACGGGAGGTCATGTTTATGTTTCAACTTAAGATGAATGAACTCAAGTACATTGTTCACGACCATACACTCAGTGAGGACGGTCTGAGTAGTAAGACTCTTAAAGCGATAGGCGGAGTGTTGAATGCAGTCTGCGTCGGTACTTTTAATTTCCGTGAACGTAACAAGCTTGATCGCGACGTGTACTCGGGTTATGTATTCAAGTCAATTACTCCGCTGAACGTTCCCAATGAACTTGTCAATACGCCAGCCGCTCATGACGAGGCTTTGTCTGATTCATTCTTCTGGCTGTGCTACGACAACGCAAGTGACATACTCAGTAACGTGTTCGATGACTTCGGATTTCTTGACTGAGGTCACAGAAAAGCCCTCGGCGACGATGACGTCGAGGGCTTCATTTGCGACTGACGGTGATTGAGTAGCTGACGGTGAGCCCTTCACCTCGAGGGTCACGAGGCGAGTTCACGTAGGTCGTCAGCGGTGCGAGGGTTCATGGCAAGTTCACGACCTAGCTGACGGTGAGGTCGTGAACCGTGACCTCGCTGACGTCATGAGCCTTCATCTCGAGAGCTTCACCGACCTCGTCAGGTTGAACCATTCACCTCCTCTGAGCCTCTGGGCCCTTCACCTCGAGACCTTCGACTGACGTCGGCCGGGTTCATGACCTCGAGAGCTTCATCGACCTTCGACTGAGGGTCGTCAGGCTTCACCCCGAGAGCTTCGACCGTCAGTGTCATCGCCCTCACCTCGAGAGCTTCGACCTCACCGACGCCGTCCTCTGTACCCACGTTGTTATTATAACGTGACCTCTCGGCTATTTCCGAAAATCATAACAAGATCAAAACTTCGTAAATTAACACCCTCAGATGTTATAATATATACATACTAAACAACACAAACAAATACAAACAAGTACATTATAGTGTACATGTACAAATAAGTACAAACAATATTCGTATTCAGTGTGTTGTTTATAGTATAATAACTACAGTAAACAAAAGTAAACACAAACTACAATGTATTAGTACTTAGGAGGTACGTTTATGGGTAAATTTAATGTTAATACAACAGCAGGCACAACAGCATTAGCAACAGTAGCAGTAGACAACAAGCAGACTAAGAAGTGGGTACTTACACTCAAGGATAAGAAGGACAAGAGCTTCAGCAATGTAGTGTTTTACACAACAGACGTTAAGGTAGCACAGCAGTACATAGCAGAAGTTAAGAAGGCAGGTAAGCAGAGTTTTGTTAGCTTAGCAGACACAGAGAGACTTGGCAAGTACTTATACAACAACGAAGTTACTAAGCTGTTCATTACTAACTTAAAGTATATAGCAGACAGAAGCAAGGGTACAGTTGACACTAAGAAGATGTTTGCAGAAGTAATGGCAGCAATTAACTGTAGGAACGAAGTTGCTAGAGAACTTGGACAGACAGTAGACACACTGACAGTTAAGTACACAGGCTGAGGCCTGTGTACGAAGCTTCATGTACACACAACAAATTCGAGAACAAGTCTGTGTATGTAGTATAATATACTTGTAAACAAAACACAGACAAGTACTTAGGAGGTACAGCTTATGGGTAATAATACAAGTATTGTAAGAGAAGCAATTAAACAGGTTGTAGGTATTGAGAGATACAAGGATTTGAAGATTTATGTCAACAAAAACGGAAACACTACAAACTTGAAGGTGATGATGTTTAGCTGGGCTAATTTAACTGATGACGAAGTTGAGGCAGTAGTAAACAAAGTGAAGGAGCAGGGTGTTTGGGTGATGGTGAAGGAAGGGTGTAGCGGGTCACGTATGTTAGCTTGGGTGAAGTTTATTGTAGAGAACGAAGCTTGAGATAGTAATGAAACTACATACACACACAACAAATTCGTGAACAAGTGTGTGTATGTAGTATAATATACTTGTAAACAAAACAAGTACATGTGTATGAGGAGGTCACAAGTATGTGGTATAACAAGTATTATAACGAAGTAACATGTGAACAGTATGTGAAGTATATGGGTGACGGAGACGATGAGGGTATAATTACTGAAACAAGTTACGACAAGGTAGTCAAGTATTTAACACTTAAAGAGGAATACAAATGTGTGTTAGAGCACGACTGGATGTTAGCTGGTTTGTTTGTAGTAGCTGACGGTTCGGTTGGGTATGTATACGACGGAGCATACGGTGACCGTTTTTACGGAGTTACAGAGGACGACATAACACAGTACTTGAAGTAACGAAGTTACATAAACTAAATAATTGAACTTGACCCTCAGTACGAAGTTGGTACTGAGGGTTTTACTGTGGTTGAATATCACGAACTTCGGGATAGCTGACAGCATCTTCGGGTGTGCGCAGGCGGTCTGAACCTTCGTTTCGCAGGGGGTGATTTTCGATAAAAGTTGCGGAAATTCGGGCTATCGCAGCGACCTGCTTTAAGAAATTCACGCAACCGAAATTTTGGTGAATACCTGACCCTCCCGCTTAGGCTATTTTAAATGCCCCTGCGCACCTCCCCACGCACCTCCCACCGCAAACCCCAAACCTCACCTCACTCTTACTGTTATGTGATAGCTGATAACCCTCACCCTCAAACCTCGCCTTCACCTCATCTATGCCCCTCACCTCCATGCGTCAGCTATAGCCCTCACCCCCTCACCGTCAGGTTGGAAGATAAGTTGGGAGATAAGTTGGGAGATGATGTCCCTCACCGTCACCGGGGTACCTTGTCCTCTGCGCTGAATATATCACCCACCCAGCTGAACACCTCTACCCGAAATCATGCGCAGGTCGATTTTGGAGTCACGTATGAACTCTTCGATTATTATATATGCAGGGTGTTATACTTATAGCATAGTAAATAAACCTAAGGAGGAATAATTACATGTGGAAGAATGTAGCATTGAATTCAGCTACAGCTAAGAGTCCGGCACGTGAACTTGCTGAATATATCGGTCATTATGTTACTAAAGCTACAGGTATAGGGCTTGACATAAAAGTTTCAACACTCGACCGAGGTAAGTATAAAATTCAGTGGCAGTATTGGCAAGCGTCTCCGAACCTTGCCGGTCTTATCGGTATCATAAACGACGACTATACGGAGATGCCTGATGACTATGCGATAGACGAAGACATGCTTGAGTACGATGTTGAAGGCAACGCAATCTTACCAAGTGACGTCCGCCGTGATCGAGATGCTAATCAGCGCAAAGCTTCTCCAGAAGAGGTACTTAAATATTGGGTTGACACGCCACAGTTCAAAATTACATGTGCTAATTTTGGATTTAAGGTTATCAGCAAGTTATATACCAAAGAGATAACTCCTGAAGCGACAGGCTCTAATGCAAGAGCGTTTGAACGTGCGTTCGGTTATAAACCTGTACGCAAGGACCGATACTACACGATGACTATCAGTGTCGAGCAGGTATCACAGGTTGGTGCTACTACTGACCATGACTGGATGATTAAAGCACTTGATATGCTGTTCAGACATTGTAAGGTGTTTGTCGACGGTAAGAAACAGTATGTAAGTGGGGTGAGGGCGGGAGAAGATAACTGTTTCGCAGCTCTCGGAGAAGCGTTGGGTAACAGTTATCCACCGCTCTACTTCCCAGACTTCAGAAGAAAAGGCAATATCTTCACCTTTAGGTCGTATGGTATAAAAGACCTTGATTGGGAACGAGCTGAAACTGAACTCGCTAAGATAATTCAGACTTTCTATCCTGATTATCTTGAATATTGTACTTTTCAAGCTGACCCTGAACATCACGTTCTTACGCTTACAGTAAATTAAGGAGAAGACGAGGAAAGACGATTTCAGTCATTACTGATTCTTGTGATTAGACTAAAGATATACTATCTATCAAACTAATTACCATGAAAAGGAGAATTAATCATGCTAAAAGCAGAGAATAATAGTCCATGGATCAGTGTAAACTGCGCAAGACTACCTTATACTTACGGCGGTTACAAGAATGACAAGTATCTTAAGAATCAGCAGCTTAACTGCGCAAGTCGCTACAATGAGCCTAGCTACCATAACGTACCTCAGAAGTCAAGAAGCAACGATGACGTCATCTGGGACCTGCAGCAGTCACTTAATCACAGAAAGTCTGAACTCAATAGACTTCTCAAACGCACTGCTATGCAGGATCTTGTAGACCTGAACGGTTATCAAATCACTGACGTAATCGCACACGCTTCTGACGATCCAAGTCAGTACGATCTCTATGCAGAACTGACAAATGAGTCAGGTACAGCACACACCTTCGCAAAGCAGTACCCTATTAAGATGCTTCTTGATAGACTTGCTAAGTCAGGAGACAGTGAAGAAGCTTATATGTATATAGGCGGTAATGATCTAATCGCTGACATCATTCGTGATCTCCAGGACGGACAGGTGTATCCTGATGAACTCGACTTTGGAGATTTTTAAATCTCGAGATTAGCGGCGCGGCGTCTTTGTTTTGTCACAGACTCGCTGTCGCTCGCTTTTAAAACAACCAACGGTTTATGATATACTCATGCGCATTTATTTTTAACTGTGCGCATGAGATTTTATTATGATAGCTTGACAATGATAGCGGGTAGCAGTAGCTCCCAGGTGACTGAGTTTATCTTTTAATGGTCGACGGGTGCGGGGGCAAAAAACGAAGTTTTTTGCCCCCGCACCCGTACAACATGTCATAAAACTTTTTTAGAAGGAAAAAGGTGATGACTGTTAGGTTCTTTAAATGAGCGCAGCGAGGTCTATATATAATATATATA